CCAGAACGTTAACCCACAGGACATTGCTTCAGGCATCATCCGTGGAGATGTTCCTGTTCTTGGTGGTCCAGCAGGTTATGTAGCTCCATACGCATTTGGTATTCCAATCGTTGAAGTTCCATTGCTTCCAGAAACACAGGCTGGTGACTATTCAGGTCACGCAGGCTCACACGGTGATATCCACTTGACATTCCCAAATAACGTTGTTATTGGTATTAAGCGTGATGTAACTGTTTACCGTTTCTTCTGGCCAAAGAAGGACTCAATTGAGTACACAATGTATACTCGTGTTGGCGTCCAGATTGAACAAGCAGATGCTTGGGTCGTTGTAAAGAACGTCAAGGTTGCTTCATAATTTAGAAATAACCTTAAAGGCCCCCATATTTTTATATGGGGGCTTTTCATTTTAATTTAGTAATGCTATAATTAATAGACTAGAAAAAGGAGATCTTTATGTCATTTGAGACACTAAAAGTATCAGAATTAAAAAAAGTCGCTGAAGATTTTGGCGTAGACTTAGAAGAGTCTAAAAGTAAAAAAGATATAATTGCAGCATTAGCCGAAGAGGGCGTAAGCTGGGGAGTCTACGAAAAGACTATTCAGAAGCTGGAAGAAGCAGAAGATGAAACTATGGAAATTCTTCCAAAGTTTGATCCAAAGAAAGAGCAGCCCAAGGATTCAGTTTTGGTTAGAATGACTAGAGCTAATTTTAGATATGATATCATGGGTCATACTTTTACAAAAGACCATCCGTTTGCTGTAATGAGCGAATCAGATGCTCAAGCAATATTTGATAAGGAGGCAGGTTTTAGAATAGCAACACCTAAAGAAGCACAGGAGTTCTACCACTAAAACCATTTAATAAATGGCAGAGATATATGTTGATCACTCATCACCAATAAAAACAAAGATTTTTTGGGGTGGTGAAATAACCAATCCAAATACAGATTATCCTATAAATGTAACAGTTTGGGACATAACAGAAGATCCAACAATTAATCCTCTGGTTGATCCAACTGTACCTATTTATTTTGGAGAAGCCTCCAAGGTTGAAACTGACGATGGCACATATCAATTTGTATTGCCATTAAATTTATGTGATAGAGGAAAAGAGCTAAGAATTAATTGGCAATATCACATTGACAATACTTTAGCTGGACACTATACAAATATGAGCATTGTTAAGCCTTATGCAAGCTTAGCAGAAGTTTACGAGGACCTTGGTTTTGGAACTGATTATGGAGATCCAAATCATAAGACATTTCATGACCTTCAGATGGCAGAAAAATATGCAAGAAAAGTTATTGAAAATTTTTGCAATCAAGTTTTTTATCCATATAATGATTTTCAAGTCGTTTATGGTGCTGGTACAAATTTAGTACCACTCCCATTTAAGTTACTTGAGCTTCATGAATTATATGAAAATGATATCAAAATTGTAGATACAATTAATGATATTAATAATTGGTCTTATGTTCCTATGCCAGTCGAATCAGGCTTTGGCCTTAGAGTAGATCAATCCTCTCAAGTTGATGGAATTGTTTATACGGCCAACGGTTTAGTTCCTCCAACAGTAAATGATTGGGGATATGGCGGGGCATTTAAAAAAGATTCTAGATATAGAATTCAAGGTAAATATGGATGGAAAGATGTTCCAGATAACGTAGAAGAAGCCTGCATTATTTTGATGAAAGATTTCTTTTCTAAAGACCTAGCTTGGAAAAATAAATATATTAAAAATATACAGACCTTTGATTGGCAATTTGAATTTACTGGAGATGCCTACAAGGGTACTGGTAATTTCTATGCTGATCAACTACTTTCCCCATACGTATTGAATGGAATGGTCGTTATCTAAATGTCTGCTATATTCAATGCAGTCCTCGCAATGACTGCTGATGTTTATAGACAATCTAATGTTCAGGATGAGGACACTGGCCATATGCAAAAGGTCTGGACTTACTATAAAACAATAGACTGTTCTGCAAAAGGCGTGATATCAAATTCTACAACTAGAAAAGGTAACGCTCAAATATTTGGAAATACATATGAAGATGTCCAAATGCTAGAGATAAGAACAAATCAAAAGCTTACCATTAAAGAAAAGATAACTAACATTAGAGATAAAGATGGCAATGTTATATGGACAGAGCTTGATGTGCCATACGATACTCCAACTGTTTTTGAAGTCATAGGAACTACTCCTTTGACTGATCCTTTTGGTACAACTCTTGCTTTTAACTCAACTGTTAAAAGATCGGAGAATCAGGTAATTGGCGAATAATGTAGCTTTAGTTAATGCCACCTCCCAGCTTGAAAGATTTATGGTCGGTGGTAAAAAACAAGGTATATTTAAAGAAAGTTTAACTGCACAGATATCTGCAGCAATATTTTACCAAGCTACAACCGTATCAAAGCTTGAAACAAATAAAGCATTCCACAGCACATTTAATAAAATAATATTTGATCAGATAGAAAAAGACTTTGGTGCTTATATAGATGCTCAGGCAAGAACAAAACCTAAGTCTTTACATCATGTTTATGAATGGCAAAAAGTCGGACAAGAAAATGCTAGATTATTTAAAATAAATAAGATACCGTCACAAGGATTATCAGTTTCAGTATCATACGACTTCCTTGATTCCAAGTCTGCAGTTCCAGCAAAAAGGGCCAAAAGAAGATATGTGTTTAAAGATAAAGCATCAATAATGGAAGAAGGAATACCAGTTGTTGTTTCTCCAAGATATGCAGAGAGAATAGTATTTGATACTGATTTAGGCTATACGGTCTTTATGCCAAAGGGTGCTTCTGTTACAATAAAAAGACCTGGCGGAGTGGCGGCAAAGAAATCCTTTGAAACTGCATACAGAAGATTCTTTACAACAGATCTAGTAAGCGAGTCAATAAAGAGATCTGGATTTCATCAAATATTTAATACGAAGGTAGGCAAGGCATTGAGTCTGCCAGCACAAATTAAAAAGGTTAGATACTCATTTTCTCCAGGGGGACTTAGAATTGAATCTGAGGTAGCATTGGATAAGGCGTTTGGAGGGTCATTATGACAGTTAATTATAAGTTAGATGCTATGCTTGAAATAAGAAAGTTCTTATGGCAAGAGCTAGTTTCAGCTGGCATATTTGACCCAGAGCAGTACTCGTTGGACGGCGGAGGAACAACTAATCCAATCTTGCCAGTACAGCAACCAGCAGACATGAATCAATTATTTAACGGTAAAAAGCATATTATCTATGACAAGATAAACGTATCCTATGAGGATAACTGGATGGTATGTAATGACCAGATCTTATTTACAATATATTCAACTCAAATCTCAGATATAAATGAGATTACAAACTTTATGATTGACCTATTTAGAAGAATGGATGATTCTGCCAAAGATATAAACGGCAATTTGGGGATATCCACAGTTTTTAAATTCTTCAGCACATATATAGTAGATGTGTCCCCAACTACCCCATCTAAAGAAATGTCTGGATTCTACTCCTCAGATATCATCCTTCAGGCTAAATACGCCAGGTTTGTACAAAACGGAAGATATATCTAGTTTGCCTTAAAGGGCATTATACACTAAAATTGTATCTAGAGGAAAGGCCTAGCCAGCCAGCTATTTTTACAATTTAATATTGATATTTAAAACAGGAGGTTTAAACCACATGGCACAAAACACAGGTAATGCTAAAAATATTTTAGTTGGTGCTTCACCACTATTTATTTCTAACACCGATTCTACAGATACAGCTAACTACGTAGAAGATTCAGAGCCAACGCTTGTTTCTGGCGAATCAGCAACAACAACTCTGAACGCTGTAACATCAGGTAATTTCTACTACAGAAACGTAGGATACACAAACAATGGTCTTCAGATCACTTACAATCCATCATACGGATCAGTAACAGTGGATCAGCTTCTTGACACAGCTAAGCTGTTCAAGGAGTCAATGGAAGTTATGATCGCAACAGAAATGGCAGAAGGAACTCTTGAGAATCTTCTCGCAGTATTTGGTCAGGCTGGAGACAATGCTAACTCAGCAGGCATCTCAGCTACAGATACTTTAAATACAGAGTCAGGATTTACAACAGGTACAGTAAACAAGACAAGAACTCTTGGTCTTGCTGCTGGTGCACTTGGTATCGCTCCAACAGAGCGTCAGCTAATTGCAGTAGGTCAGGCTCCAACAACAACTGATGGAGCTAACTCAAAGACAACAGAGCGTGTATATTATGCACGTCGTGTGCTTTCAGTACAGCAGTCACAGTTCTCACTTGCACGTAACAATGCAACAACATTCCCAGTAACATTCCGTCTTCTACCATCAGGTAAGGCAGCTTATGCTGGTCAGGAATACGGTAAAATTATTGACCGTGTCCTAGCATAATTTAATTTAATTAAATTGACGAGACCCCCCAGAAATGGGGGGTTTCTGTTTGTAACAGTAGAATCATTATGTTATAATAATTGAGACTAGATCCTAGGAGGATTAAATTGGCAACAACAGTATATGATGTAGAAAAGATTAAACTACAAAACGGTACAGAGGTAGAGCTTAAGCCTCTCACAATTAAAGACTTGAGAGAGTTTATGAAGGTCATTAATAAGACCTCGACAGTTACTACAGAGGACGAAACATTAACACTACTTATAGATGCATGTGCGGTAGCTTTACAGAAGCAGTTGCCTGACCTTGTAGCAGATCGTGATGCCTTTGAAGACGTTTTGGATGTTCCAACTATCAACCGCATTCTTGAAATTTGCGGAGGAATTAAGATGGACGACCCAAACCAAATAGCAGCGATGGATCTGGCTGGTCAGATCTAGATTTAGCTGCTTTAGAGGGAGAAGCATTTCTCCTTGGTCATTGGAAGAACTACCAGGAACTAGAAGAAAGTCTTTCAATGCCAGAGTTGTTAAGAACATTGAAGTCTATACAAGAAAAAGAAATGAGTAGTAGAAAGTTTACTGCATCTCTTAAGGGTATAAACTTAGATGAAGAAGTGCAGGAAAAGAGCAAGACCTTTGAAGATGTTCAAAGAAAAGCTTTGGGGATAGAAACTTCAGCAGACGATGTTGTTTCTTTGCAAGGAGACTTTGCAAGCCAAGCTGGATTTGGAATTGGAGCAGGGTTAGGCTATTCAAAGGAGTAACATATAGTTAATGAATAACGAAAATGTTGTAATGAATTTAACCGCTAATGCGGATTTTTCTAATCTCGTAACAAGCGTTAATAGAATTACAGCTTCTCTTCTCAAGATGCAGGAGCAAATTGGTGCTAGCAATAGAATCCTTACTGGACAAATTGCAGCAACAAACAAAGCATTTTCTGAAACATTAAGACAGACTGGGCAATTTGGAACACACTTTGTTACCTTGTCTGATGAAGTTACAAAGTTTGGTGGCAACCTTGATAAGGGACAGCTTAAGCTAAGAGATTATTATGGTGCATGGCAACAGCATGCAAAAACTTCTGGCGGACTTATAAGACAGCTTGCACAGCAGCAGGTACAATTACAGAATGCAATATTGCAACCCTTGGGCAAAAACGCTCAAGGGCTTATGCAATTTAACGTACAGGTTCCAAAGGGCTTAGATGTTGTAAAAAATAAAACTGCGCTAGCCTCTCAAGAATTAAAGATCATGAATAAGGTTATGCAAGAAGGCGCTAACCAAATGATCAACTGGGGTAAAAATACTCAGTGGGCAGGACGTCAGCTTACTGTTGGACTTACTGTTCCAATCGCAGCATTTGGAATGGCTGCATCAAAAGCATTTAGAGAAGCAGATCAAGAATTAGTTCGTTTAACAAAAGTATATGGTGGAGTTGCTGCAACTTCAGCGGTAGAGCTGGGTAAAATTAGAAGAGAAGTTTCTGCAACAGCAGCAACTTTAGCAAAAGAGTATGGCGCATCTTACAAAGAAACTATAGCGCTTGCAGCAGATTTAGCTGCTACAGGTAAGCAAGGAAATGATTTATTAAAGGCAACATCTGAAACAACAAGACTCATGGTGCTTGGTGAAGTAGATAGACAAGATGCTATGAAGGCAACTCTTACTATTCAAAATACATTTAAGCAAAATACAAAAGAACTTGCTGAGTCGGTAAACTTCCTTAACGCAGTTGAAAACCAGACTTCATTAACCATTCAAGATTTAACAGAGGCTATTCCAAAAGCTGGCCCAGTCGTCAAAGCCCTTGGAGGAGACGTAAAAGATTTAGCTCTTTATCTTACAGCAATGAAAGAGGGTGGAATCGGAGCAGCTGAAGGAGCAAATGCAATCAAGTCAGCATTTGCGTCTATGATTAATCCAACTAAGGTAGCTACAGAGCAGTTCAAATCATTTGGAATAGATCTTCAGGGCATGGTTAAAAAGAATACTGGCAATACAACTCAGATGCTTTTAGACCTTCAATCAGCATTAGACAGGCTAGACCCACTTTCTAAGTCTAAAGCAATTGAACAATTGTTCGGTAAATTCCAGTTTGCAAGAATGACAGCTTTAATTGATAACTTAGGAAAGCAAGGTTCACAGTCACTTCAGGTTTTAGATTTATTAAAACAATCAACTGGCGATATTGCAGCAATTGCTGATCGAGAATTAAAACAGGTTACAGAGTCTGCTTCTGGTAAATACAAACGTGCAGTTGAAGGATTAAAGGCAGACTTAGCTGGAATTGGTGATGAGTTCTTAAAGATTCAAACCTTCTTTATTAATGTTACAGACAAAATTGTTAAGTTTATTAATATTTTACCTGGACCAATTAAAAGCATATTAACATTTTTAACTGGATTAACAGCCATAGCTGGTCCGCTAATCATGCTTACTGGTGTAATGGCAAACTTTATCGGATATGTCATCAAGGGCGCATTCCACTTTAAATCATTATTTAAATCTGGCGAAGGCTGGAGAATGCTTACCCCAGAGATACTTGCTGCACAAAAAGCAGGATCATTAATTGAAAAAACTTTTTATAGTGATGCCAAAGCAGCACTTTCATTAGCTGAAGCATTGCAGGTATTAGAAGGAAGTTACGCAACCCTACAAGCAAAAATGAATATGGGTGCTGTTGCTGTAAACCCAACAATAAGCACGGTTGCTGGATCAGTTGTTATTCCTGGTGTTGGTGCTGGCCCAAGAGTTGTTGATAAAAATAACCCACTAGTTGGCCAGCAAGGAACAAGAGCATCTGCACATATTAATCCATTGCGTGGAAGAACACAAGAACAAATTTCTGGCTCCACTATATTTGGATTTGTTCCTGGCCCAATACCAGTAAACAATGCATTAAAAGATGCTCCACAAATGTATGCTAATGGAGATTTACCAAATGTTCCAGGTTTGACTACAGCGTCAAGTAAGCATGGCCCAGTATCGACTGGAATTGTTGCGGCTGAAGCCACCAAGTGGCAAACACTTATGGGCACAATGTCAATGATGAGCAAAACTGAAGTAGCTGCAATGAAAAAAGAAATTCAAACTACTGGAACAGTAAGCAATGAATTTATGACAGCATACTCATCCCTGCTTCCAGAAATAACAAAGATTTCAGAAAAAGCAGTAATAGATTCAGCAGCAATTGTTTCTCAAGTTAAATCTGGAGAAATGTCATTAACTGCAGCTAAAGAAAGACTCATTCAATTAAACTATGAGATTGAAGCAGCAATGGGTTCTGCAACTCAGGTAGTTGCAACATCATTAGGAAGAACTGCAAACCTAACAACCGTTCCAGGTATAGACCAGCCTATAGTAGATCCAAAGGGCAAGTCAAATATGAGACAGCTTTTTGGAAAAGGAAATGCCTCATGGGTAGATAAGCTAGCTGGTGTATTTGGAGTAAAGACTTGGGGAGCAAGCTACTCTACACATACAACTATGCCAAAGAGATTAAATTCTGGCGGAAGAGTGTATGATCCTTCCAGAGATGGCAATATAGTTCCTGGAGATACATCAATTAATTATGATAACACTCCAGCAAGACTTCAAGCAGGCGGATTTATATTAAACCAAGATGCTTCAAAGAATAACCCAGACCTCGTTAACTTGGCACAAAATGCTAGAAACTCTGGCGGCCCAATAGTATCAGCATTACTAACACCAGGAGAAACATATTTCCCTCCTTCAATTGCACAGCAAATTATGCCTACGCTAGAAGAAGCAAACAGTGGTGGTAAACCAAAGATGTATGCAATTGGTGGATTAGTATCGCCAACTAAAACTAATTATGGACTGCTAGGATTTCAAAATAGACTTAAATTTGGTGTAAGTAAAAAAATGTTGGATAAGGTTGTTCCAGGATTTAAGCCAAGGGGAAATGCAACAGACAAGGATGTTTGGTTCATAAAACCATTTACAGGACTGTTTGCTAAAAATTCTGGAAATGTAAATGAATTAATGGCAGCTGGTGGCCCAGGCGCCCCAGTTGGAGATTATGTAAGGTCTTTAAAGAATTATACAAAGTCTACAAAGGGTCTGCTTGGAGGTAAGAGGTCTGCTTACGGATCGACAGACGGATTCCTTGAGGCAGTTCCAAACGGCTTAATGACTAGAGCTCAAAGAAAACAACTAGCCGTAAAAATTGAAGAAGCTTACTTAGCACAACTACAGCAGATGGAAATGTCTGGCAAGCTTATAACTGATGAAAATAATCCATATCATAAGATATCTAATCAAATAATTATGGACTATGTTAAATCTAGTGGAAATAAAACTTTAGGAAAACTTTGGAAGCAATTTAGAGTTTCTACAAGCTCAATAGATAAACATCAACAAGGTGTAGGAAAAGGTGGCCCATCTACTAATCATAAAGGTGCTGATCTTTCTGCCGATGGATATACAATGTCAGTGGGTAAGCATAAAGGGAATAGAGATTTAGACATTGATTTTCTTCATGCAGTAAATGAAGACTGGGAAAAGGCGTTAAGAAGAAACGCTGGCGGAATGATTGGCGGAAGAGTACATTCTGGCAAAAAGAATTATGGAAACGTTTTACGTGGTGCAATTAAAATGTTTAAGGGTTCCTATAAATCTCCATTGCATTGGACGCCAGAGTATGAAAGTTATGTACAAAAAATACATAAAGATATGTTGGATAAGCAGGATAGAGATGCTAATGGGCAAATTTGGCAAACCCCACGTTTCCTTGCAGATGTAAGAGAAGGAAAAATAAATCTAGGGAAAAACCCACAGAAAAAGTCATACTATCAAGATTTAACAAACCAAGATCCCGCACATGGTGCTTTGCAAATTGGCAGATATCAGCCAGAGATGCATGTAAGAAATCAATATGTTGCTCCAAAAGTAAGATATTCTTCTGTTGATAATTGGCGAGGAAAAGAGGGTCTAACAGCCCCAGCATTCCAAATAGGAACATTAGAGACTAGAGCAAAAACTGCATTATTTAATTACATGCAAGGAGACTATTCAGCAATTGATGATCCAGCAGTACAAACATATCTATCAACTTTAAGAACAAAATTTACTGGCACATTGCACAGAGGCGTTAGAAATCCTGGTAGCCTGCCTCCTATTATTAGCAATCTTATTCAGGCTGGCAAGTGGGATGAGCTTATTGGTAAAGAGTTTATTATGCGCCGTTCTTCATGGAGTACTAATAAAGATACTGCAGAAGGTTTTGGAGCACTTCAATTAATAGCTTCAGTTAAAAATAGAAATGCAGTTCCTGCATCACAAATATTCCCAGACCTTACATTCCAATCAGCAAAGGGTCCAGTTTCTGTAAACGAAAGCGAAGTTTACATGGGTGGAAAATTTAAGATTATTGGTGCAGAAAAAGGTAAGCTACGTTTACAAGCAATATATGATGCTGCACGTGAAAATGGTGGGCCAGTTAATTCTGGAAGACCTTACCTTGTTGGAGAAAAAGGCCCAGAGCTATTTGTTCCAAGAAACTCTGGAGGAATAATTCCAAACTATGCACTAGGCGGCAAAGTTACATCTGGTAAAACTGGATACGGATTAAATCCAGCAGCAGCATTTATAGGAAAACAAGTTGGATATCAGGCAGGATTTATGGCCGCTAGTGCGCTTCTTTCAAAAATGGGAGTAGATCCACAAAAAGCTTACATGGGAATGTTTGCTGGACAAGTTGGTTACGGAGCATATAAGCATGCTAAACAAGCAAAAGCTATCAGGGCAGCTACTGGCGCAGGTGAAATTGCAGGAGATGCTCTTAAGGCAGAAAGCGCTTTAGCTAGACTTGCCCCTAGATTTATGCAGCTTGCAGGATTTGCTTCTAAAGCAGCAGGGCCAATAGGTTTGGTTGTTACTGCGCTTCAAGCTTATCAAATGGTTCATTCTCATATACAACACAATAAAGAAATTTTGGCTACTTCATTTGGACTAACTGCAAAAACAGCAAAAGAAGCTGGCGTCCAGATAAAAAATCTAGATGATACATTAAAATCTGCATCAGATAAATCAAAAGCAAATCGTGCAGCAGCAGCCCTATCATTTGCAAATGATAGCTCAAATGTAAAGGGAATATCTTTAACTGTAAAACAGCTAAAAGATATGGAAGCTTCTGTCAAGAAAACTATGCCTAGTTACATTGAGGCATTTAAAAAAATGACTGGTCCAGAAATTGCAACAGGGGCAACTAGAATTAAAGCTCAATGGGTTGCTATGGGTATGAATGTTGAAGAAGCTAATGCAAAAATATATTCATTAATTAAATTGACTCATGGACAATCTACTGCTCTATCTACAATGAAAAATACTGCATTCCAATCTATTACAGATCAGGCTAGCGCAGCAAAAGAATCTATTAATTTATTGGGATATGCTATTAAGCATGTGAATAACATCGGCGCTAAGGGTGCTGCAGATTCTCTTAAAACTTTCTTGCAGACACAAGCATCGAGCTTAGACGCACTGGTAAATAAACCAACAAATGAAAAAACCACAACTCCTTTTGGTGATGCATATAAGAGTGTCACTGGTCAGTATGGTAAAAATGGGCTTGGTGCAGTTAAGCTTCCAGAATCAATGATTTCAGAGTTGGCAAAGACAGACCCGCTGCTAGCATCAATGTTAAATAAATCAGATACAATTGCTTCAACAATGAACAAATG